CCAGTCATCAGAAACAAAGTAAGTGCGCTCATCTTCTGTCATTCGGATAAGATCCACAGCGATGTATTCCCAGCGCACTACTTTGGATCCTTCTCTGTTCCATGTACCTATCACAGCCATGGCTCCAAAAAGCTCGAAATCAAATGTCATTCTCTGCACGATCTCATTCATGTCAAAGTCAGAGAAGCTATTTTTCAGGAATAAAGTAGCGTCACCGGATACTGTCTCGAGTCCACCTCCAGCAATGTAGTATGTTTTATTCTTGATGATACCCTGGTGCCAGGCAGATCCTTGCAGCAGCTCTATCAAAAAGAAAGGATAGTCGTTTTTCTTTCCCCATTTCATGAATCCACGCTGCCGATCTTTCTCCTCGACAGGCTTCTGGTATTCTTTACTGAATGAAAGTGATGTGATCTTATTCATATATGTTGTTTACTATAGTTGTATGGAACTCATTTGATGGGGATGCAATCTCAAATACATGCGCTCGGCCCTCCTCACATAGTGATGTGGCAAGATCAGGATCAAGATTGCTTGGGCTTGTTTGTTCATAGATTCTGTACGTGTAGAATCCAGCATATGGAAAGGTCACATCCACACCATCAGTCACCTCGAACTCATCAAAACGCTCTGTTGATGTAGAGATATTTGGCAAAATGCAGTATACCTTGTCGAAAGATTGCTCTTCCTCAAATTCAAACAGCCAATGCGGATTCGCCAGAGTTTTCAGCTCCGTCACTGTCACTATCATTGTGCTTGTCTGATTCCTTTCCAATCTTAGCATATTTTTTTATCTTAGGTTCTGATGCTTCAAAAATGTGGAGTAGTCCGAGCTTGATGTAAAGCTCCTCATTTCCCTCCTCAATCACGTAGTATCTGTTTACCAGATTACTTTTGACTTTCGCTCCGATGAATTTCTTTTGTATTTTCATGGCTCTAAGTTACAAAAAAAGGGAAAGGGCAAACCCTCTCCCTTCTTTATGGTTTCATGTAGATTAAACTACCGGAGATTGTTGAGTCAACAATGTAGCTACAATTGATGCATTCACATCTGGCACCTCGTCATTCTCAAGTCCAGCCAATACGATAGTATGGCCGTTTCTATCAGACTTGATAACACCAGAAGTATACTCGGATGCATCGTTCACCTGGATACCTTCATTAAGGCCAAGTGCTACATAGTTACCATCAGCCTTTTCAACGATTGCTACCACCTCATTTTGCGCAAGAAGATGGATCTCTGCACGTAGTTCCTTTGTATCTGATGCCAGGATCATGTTCAAAGTTTGCTCATACCAAAGAGTTCCATTGTCCTTGTTCACACGGATAGGAGCAGTGTAGCTGGAAAGGTTAGATTTTAGCTTATACTGGAATACCTCACCTGTAACTGTCAAGGTTGTCACCTCGTTACCTGTCAAAGTAGGACCAGTAGCTATTGCGGAAAGCGGAAAGAAAATAACAGATTTGATACCACCTTTTCCATTGGTACAAGTTCTGTCATTAAATCCGGTTGTCATGTTACACACGATTCTTATTTTTTAAGTTTCAAAAAAGGGGACCGAAGTCCCCCGGTTAATTCAATTAGTTAGGTGAACCTGTTCCGTTCCACACACCGATCTGATCCAAGAATGGAACCTGTACCCCTGCACGGAATTTAGAACGTACATAGATTACATCGTCATCTTGAGAATACCATAGATCGTAGTTATCGAAGTCTGAAGTCAAGTCAGTTCCGAATACGAAATGTGATGCACGGCCAGTGTAGATATTGTCCAAAGTATTCAATCCTGGAACTTTCACTACTCGCATATCTGTACCAGGTACGATGATTTCTTCCATTGTAGCAATTTGTGCTGGAGAATAGTGGAAGAAATTCAAGTCCACCAAGTTCTTCATCAAATAGTTGAAGTTCTCACGACCAGCGAAGCATACAAAATCAGCAGCTTCAGCAACATTCTCAGGTGTATTTGAGAAACACTCATAGAATACATCATAAGCATTTGAAGCATCGATGCTCGCAGTAGATGAAGTATTCAAGTTAACACATCCGTTAGCTGTAGTCAAGAACTGACGATATCCGTTCATCCACTGAAGGTTTCCTGTTCCTGTTGATTTGTTACCTCTCCAGATCAATTTATCAAGCTCAAGAGCATGAAGGCTCAAAAGATAGTTTGTGATCTGTGCCTCGAATGGAAGAGACTTGTCCTCAGCAGATGCACCTGGGCGCAATGCCAACTGTGTCCAGAATCCATCAAGATCTTTCTGGCAGAAACGTTTCATGTATCCAAGAGTTTCAACAGCGATAGCACGATCAGTGAAAACAGTGTCTCCAGATGGTGTCATCTCGCAGTCTCCTGCTTGGTATGTTAATGTGTCATCAAGAAGTTTGATCTCTTGAGATCCTTTGATTCCTTCTTGAATAGAGATGTAGCGAAGTGTTTTCGCTTCAGTTACTGATCTTGTGATCAAGTCTTCTCTTTGCTCGTCTACGTATGCTGCCAATCCTGACACATCATAGTCGAATTTTTGCTTAATGAATTTTTTTAAACTCATGGTTGTCTGTTTTTATTTGATTTGTGATTTTAAAAATTGTTGACGAGATGTTAAGGTACTCGTAACCCTTGCGAATTTTTCGCCTTCTGTAGTGCTATTTGAAGGAGCTGCTTTGAATGCATCGAATTCTGATTTCATTGCAGACATTTCAGTGCGAAGTGATTCATTGTCGGACACAATAGTCTGAAGCATTTCTCCAAGTGATTCGACCACTCCAGAGAATGCTGCCATCTTTGTTGTCACGATTGCCTCAACATCGGCTGCACTCATTGATTCTTGATTAAACTCTTGAGCATTGATAGCTGCGATCACTGCCGTAGCAATATCATATGCCTCACCCATCTCAATATTCAATTTTTCTGCGATTACCTCAGTAGCTTTTTCAAGAGCTGCTGGCATCTCATCTGTATCGATAGCTTCAAAGTCACTTGATGCAGCATCTTCAGTAGCTCTCTCATCGATAACCTCTGTGATTACACCGCTTGCATCAACAACAATGCTTAAGCCTTCAAACTCCCCACCAAGTGCATGTGTACCCTCTGGTGCAGGAATCTGCTCTCCATCAGCCACAATGAATACTTGTGTGCCTGGAGCTAATTCTCCTTCGTAAGCGATAGCAGTACCATCCATGAGCAAAGCCTCAGAGAAGTTCTGCTCTGTTATTTCAGCAGTACCTGAGAACATTGCTTTCATGTCGGCAATGGCATCCATTACTTTTTTGAAATTCTCGTTCATCTATCTTTTGTTTTTGTTAATATGCTTTATTGTTCCACGCAGATCCTCAAGGGCCTTGAATATCTGATTCATCATTTCCGTTTCAGTAGTTCTTCCGGTATCCTGTAGGAAGAAAGAACCCTCCACTGAGAATCCTGACCATTCACCCGATTTCGCCTTATCCCAGACCTCATCATTCATGACCTTGTAGCTAACGATCCAGGATCCATCATTCACATCATGGAATCTTTCGGGCTTGGTGAATCCTTTGGCCTCATCTACCTGGTAGCTGTGGATCATGTATACACCATCTACCACCTGGTTAGGATTGTGATTCAGATTAACGTTGTTGAAATTCTGCTTTCTTGCATAGTCAACGATGATATTCTTAATAGCATCCTTGGTGAATACCACGTAGTATTCCTCCTTGGTCTCATCGTCATATCTGTAGATCGGAGTATCTGCTGAAATAGCTACACCCGTGATCACTCGCTCCTCCTCATTGAATTGGTAGCGTTTCACCTTGCTGAAAGTCTGATAGCTAATCTCATGCGCAGGCTCTGCCACAAGGGAGTTAAATGATACAGTTGTCTCCTCTTCATTCAGATCAATGTAGATCTCATATACAGGCAGTTCTCTTTTCATACTTAAATATGTAATTTTGTTTCATGAGATTCGTATACCCCTACAAAAGACTGCGTGATGATCAGTGTATCAGTGAGTCCATCCGATGGGCTTTGAATGTTTACCCCGATGCAGAGATCTATGTTGTCGGAGATCATGTCCCTGGCACCATCAATCTGGAACCAAGAGCAAAGTCATCCATCCGAGGATGCGATGTCACTCACAAGATACTGACCTTTGCCTCGATCATAGGAGGAGATTTCATCTACATGAATGATGATTTCTTTCTTGGTCAGCAGTTCGATCCGAACAGAGTGCTTTCATGTGGACCAATGCTGATCAATGACAGGCATGCACCCACCTACCAGGAAGCAATGCAGAACACAATGGATGCGCTTAAAGCTATGGAATGTACTACGATTAACTTTGAATGCCATGCTCCAGTCATGATGAACAGCGACAAGCTCATTGAGTTATTCGATTCCATCACATGGTCCGGGCATAATCATTTTATCAAGAGTATGTATCTTAATTACTACCAGGTACCACATTCACCAGGTGAAAATATCAAGATTGCCAAGGATAAAAAAAAGGCCAAGGAATTCCTTGACCTCTATGGTTGCTTCAGTATATCCGATCAGTTCATGGCAAACAAGGATACATGGAAGTTCATTACCACACGCTAAGTTTATTCTGCATAGCCACCTTGTTCTGAGTGCCTGTAATGTCAGACTCAAGAACGTAGACAGGAGTCCCCTCATTGCTCTGAGCTATCAGGTCCGCTGTGTTCGTTTGCTGTGTATTAAGATTCGCATTGGTGCCAGCTCCACCAAGTTCTGTCCCTGATGCTCCTGCAATAGATCCACCGCCTCCGGTACCCAAGCTCGGAGCTGTGCCGCTCTGATACTTTTGTGCTGCGATAGCTGCTATCTGTGTAGCTCCAATGAGTGCAGCAGATGCAATGGCAGCAATACCGGCAGGAGATGGAGGAGGACCGAACTGTGCAATACCCTTAACGATGGCAGTTGCTGTGTCAATTGCTACCTGTGCGATACGCAGAGCTTTGTCTCTTTCAAATTGTTGTTTCTTGATCTTCTCAGATTCCTGGAATTGCTTCAGCTCAATAGCATATTTTGCCTGTGCATATTTCTCATCGATAGCTTTCTTCTGATCTGCCGTAAGGTTCTGACCTTCGACATCAGACTTGTATTTTGAATCAAGTACAGCCAGCTCCTTGTCAGCTTGCGTCTGCAT